TATACTTTATAGTAGTCTCTTTCCCTTACCATTGCTTTTGCAAAGGCTCTGATTTCTCTAGGACTCCCTTTAACTATAATAGGAACTTGCTCACCTCCAAACATCTTCTTCATAAGTTGCTTGAGAGTAATTCCAAATGTACCAATGAAACCTTCATTTAGTTTCTTGGTGAAGTCAAATTCATATTTTTCCATATATTAACCCAAAAAAAATCCTAACATAAATAGTGCACATAACAAGAAAGCAGGGGCTTTCACCTCTGCTTTACTTTCTTTTCGATTTTTGCATTGCTTTTTTGTTTGCCTCTGCTTCGTCTTTGATCTGTTTTGATAATCTTTCGATAAACCAAGTTCTAAGAGAGACAGGCAGGTTATAGGCTTCTATGAAACTCCATCCTCCATAATATTTCATTAAGAAGAATTGTTCATAGACTTGCTCCATAAACTCAGGCGTCAGGCCAAAAAAACTGTGCCGTGATAGGCACTTCAACCTCCTGCTCATGCCCACACTCTGTACATTGGAAGTCATGCTTCAAATTGAGCGCTGGAGAGATTTTAGCATATGCTTGCCTTAAGAATCTTGAGTCTCGAACAGGTAAATTGTCGATAAATCTAAATACTTGCTTTAGATCACCAACTCCGTTGATTGAAACTGTAAAAGTCTTGAATTGATCAGTGAGCATTGCTTCTGATTGCTTTCTTTTCTTTCTTTGTTCCATGCGTTTAGCAAATGCTTTCTCTTCTCTACCAGTCATCATTCTTACTTCAAATACAGCCTTTGTCGCTGGAAGCGTAATATGATAGAATCCTGATGCATTTGGGCCGGAGATACCTTCTGGTGCGATTCCTTCATGAGAATCGTCAAAAGAACCAGCATAAGCATTTCTAGCGTCAAGCAAATCTACTTCGCATTTGTTCTGAGAGCCACAGTTAGGGCATCCAATTCCTGCGTGGTAGTCATTACCATAGCCGGAGATTCTTGCAGCAATTATAAGGGCGTTCTTGTCCCCTACGAGCAACTGATCTGTTGTGATTCGTTTGTCAACCAAAACAGACTCCAAAAATCGATCAATGGCAACACCTTGCTTAAGCAAAGTCTTAGAAGAGAGAATATCTTCTTCTTTAGCCGTCATGTGTCTGATTTCCACTGCTTCCACACCATGTAGAGGATGTCCAGACGGATAAAACTTACCCTTAGATGGGATCTCAACAAACTCTGTTGGTGAAACAAAGTTAAGTCCCGTTTGCCCCGGTTGTTGTAGAGAAGGGGCAGGGCTGCTAGGTTGTTCAACAGCCCCTGTTCTCTCGTCGTTATTTCTCATTAAGCCTCCAAAGAGAATAATTCATTAATTAGTCTTGTCGTTCAGGTACGTCACCGAATGGTACTTCGAATCCACCGTTCAAGCCTGATGGCTCACGATCAGCGTCAACATTAAGAGTTCCGAATACGGCACCAACTTTGGTGTCATTCAGTTCTGCATAATCATATCGAAGTTCAACAGTAACTTCTGTAAGATCATCACCTTCATAGTCCAATTCACTGAATTCAATTTTCTTGATCCAAGCATTGTGAAGAGTCCATTTTTCAAGTACTGTACCTTCGTCATTATAACCGTCTGCACCACTATTAGAAACTCTACCAGTACCAGCACCAAAACCACCAGTTCTAGTGTTAGGTTGTGAATCAGCACCACCACCACCGAGCAATTCAATGCTAACGGTACCAAGAGCAGATACAGATCCATTCTTAGTTAAACTTTGAGTTGCAGCCAACTCGTTCTTAGGTAAAGCATAACCACCAGCATAAAGCATTTGCTTGAGAGTCTCAGCAGCATCAGGTGAAGAAGTATCTACAACAGTGAAAGACACGGTATTATAAGTTACACGTCCCGGAAAATAGAAAGTGTGATTAATAAACTTGTGTTCCGCCTCTGCGATTTCATATGTTGGGCGATTTACTTTCTTAATAGTCCAAGAAGGGATCCCATTTATACTGAGTAGCCATCTAAACTTACGTTTAGGTTCTACGATTTTGTCATTCCAAAAAGCCATTTATAATTCCTCCAAATAAATTTGTTTTTCATAGTAAATAGTGAGAGTACCAGTAAAAGACTAATACTCTCACCATAATTATTTTTTAGTCATCAAAAGATGCGCCTTGGTTAGTAACGATAAAGTCGATAGCGATAAACTCAACTGCTTTAGTTGGTTTAACATAGATTTTAGCGTACATTGTGTTTCTATCAATTAGATCTGCAGTTGTAGTAGATGAATCCAAAACAACTTTGAAATCTTCCAAACCAAATCCAGTCTTGATTGAGTCTAAGAAAGGAGCAACCTGAGATGTGAAACGTGCCCAAGTAGCAGAAACGTTTGGTTCGAATAGAAGAGTAGAAGCAATTCTAGAGATTCTTTTCTTGATGTAGATCATCAAACGACGAACGTTGATGCGATCAAGAGCAGATGGAGTTGCTTGAAGTGTCTTCTGTCCAAAGATAACGATACCTTCTGCAGGGAACTGAGCAATTGGATTGATATTGTTTTCGTACAATGAGTCACGTTCCTTAGAAGATAGTCTCTGAGAAACATTAACTACTGGTAATCCACCGCGTCCTTCTGACAAACCACCTCTAGTAAAGCCTGCAGGTGCAAACCAAACTGCTTGAGTTGCTTGTCCGTAAGACATTGCTCCGAGAGCCACAACTGAAGGAGGTGCCCAAGTAGGAAGTCCAGTAATAGGAGCCTTAACTTGTACCCAAGGGTAATAACATGCAGCATACGAAGAATTGTATCCTTGTTGTCTGACTTTGTTAACAGCAGAAGAAACTTTATTTTGTCCGGTAGCACTGTTTCTAGCAGACTCAGAAGTAATTGCGTTTTCATGTCGTGGAGTATAAGCATACTGAATGTCAATGATAGCCATAGAATCTCTTCTTCGCTCACATGTGTTGATTAAGTGATCAGTGATTCCAGTTTCCCAAATACCCGGCATAGTAAGCAAGTTCATGTCTACCAATTCAGGATCAGCAACAGTGTCAATTGCTCTCATAAGAGTGTTCTTTTCATATGAGGCTTCACGAGTCTGACTCGTGACTAGTCTATTATTAACAAGAGGTTCCATTTCTTGGATATCTAGTCCATCAAAACCACCATACATTGGCATAGTGAATTTATCATAACCAGAAGAAATCAATCCGGCAGCGCCTGATTGTTTAGTCCAAGATGTACCTGCTACTCGCGAACCGTTGACATAGATGAATCCAGTTTCTGGACGAATCGGATCAACAGCACCAGAAACATTATCTAAAGAAAATACTTCTGAATAAACCATGTTACCGTCGGTATCCCAATTGTTAGAAGACAGTCCGCCACCTCTTGCTTTGAACAAGTCAAATAGTGATTGATCAAATTGAGTATTGCCATTTCTAGAAAGATCAACACCGAAGTAACGATCTGAAGGATCTGATAATGAACTCAATGATGAAGAGCCAACCAATTTCATTGACGGCCACTGAAGAGATGAAGTGATGTCAGTAGGGGGTACTCGAAGTACTCCGCTACCTCTAGCAGACAAGTTGTTTCCATCTACAACGTATCCAGAAGTTTCTTGATCTTGGATGAATGCTTGATCTCCTTCTCCAGCGGTTCCTTCACCTTGAATTGTAACAGATGCTGGCTTTGGAATCCCAAAGAATCCAAAAGGAACCAATTCTTCTGTGATAGATCCTTCGTCAACGGCAGCAGCCATTTCCATGCGAACATACTTAGAAGCATTAGGGTGAGAACCGAAATAGCGATATCGTTTCTCTATGTCACTCCATTCAGCATACTGATCACCAATTCTAGTAGCGATATAATTAGGAGATGCTGGGTTCAAGTTTAATCCAGTGAAAGACTCTACTGGTTGTACTGCGGCATCTGTGTCTCCAATCTTTCGAATTTGTACATCAAATGATCCATATGCAGTTGCATCTGAACTTGAATTAGGGACACGAATGTTTCTAATAGAAATTTTAAGGTTTCTCTGAGTCCATTCTGCCTCTTCGAGCGATACAAAACGAAATAGTTTTTGCATATTAGCGGCAACATAACTAGCATGATCGCTTGAGACGTCTTGAGAGATTACCCAACCAGTTTTTGAAGGTTGAGCATCAAATGTATGATCAGAATAGTAAACAGAAGCAGATACCATAGGTGCGGTAAATGCATAGACAGTGCTTCCTGTCCCATAATCTGCAATTACTTTCTGTACGTTGTCTTCAAAAGTTTCTCCTAGCCAATATTCCTTTACTTCTGTCGCTGGTGTTACAGCGCCATTTGTGAGGTGTGGAGTAGTATTGAATACTTTTCTGATGAATTGTCTAGATCGTGGATTGAAGTTGAAAGACACAGTTTCCTTTGCAGTTTGAACAGAAGAAGATGTATCTGAGCCGCTTATAACCAATGCTTTGTAATTACCATCAGTGTTTTTTACGTAAACCGCTGCACCTTGTCCTGTGTTAACAGACTCGCCTAGAGTTCCGGAAAGAACAACACCTACGTTTTGTTTTGTATAAAAAATAGCACCAAGTGTACCAGTTGTTTCTGCAGTAGATGCTGAGGGTACAATCCAAAGTCCCCATGCTCCACCTCTACCATCGGCAGCAGCAACAGGAGTATTCCATCCAGCGTTACCGGTTGTAGGATCTGCATTGTCTGACTTTTTTCCTACTAGTCTCAAAATAGTAGCACCGCCTTGATTAGCCAACCAAGCGTTGGCAGCGAAAGCAGCATATGAAGGTGCAGAGAAGTTTCCGTTACGAGACACGTCTCCTGATTCTCTACCAGTAATTGGATCACCAAAAATCTCTGAGAGTTCTTGTAAAGAATCTACTTTTACGGGGCGCATAGTTGGGCCGCGTTCGAATCGTCCGATGATTAGTGGGCCGGGTTCAGCAGAAGGACGAGTTCTGCGAGATTGATCTATTTCAGCAACCTGAACACCGGGAGATACAAATCTAAATTTATCTATTGACATGTTGTTTTCTCCTTTGTTAACAGTCTTAGTTTTATTAATTAAAAACTTTCATAGTAAATAGTTAATCTTTTACCCAAAGGAAAGTAAGAATTTTTCTTTTATTCTTTATAGAAAGGATCGTTTCCGGATTTGTTTGCCCTATCATGTTTATCAGAAAGTGCTACTCTCTCTCTTGATACCTTTACATCTACGATATTTTCATATGTCTTTGCTAGATTGCTGTCTTCATTATCAGATCCACCAATAAGATATCCCAAAACATCTATGCTAATAGTTGTGTTAAATATTCTTTCTTCTTCATCAAGTTTTGCAGCATTATTGTCATTTGTAAAAGAATTGTCAATGAAGCCTTCAAAGAAATGGTTGTCATGTCCTAGAGTAATGTACTTACTGTTTCTGCCTAATCTGGAGTTTGCTGATATGAAAGGAGTCAATAATTGATTCATTTGTTGCATGTACTCAGTTCTAATATGAACTTCATACTTTACATTGATATACACTGGCACTGGAATGTACACAGTTTCATATACAACTTTTTGCTTCAAGTTAACAGGACGTGTATCAAACATGGGATTAATCTTTTCCGGGAACTTTCTTCCATTTTTTAGATATGCTTCTGATATTCCAACGTCATCATTACCACCATACTTTTTGGTGTTGTGAGCGTTTTTAAAGGCGCTGGTTTTGTCTTGCACAATTCTTCTTCGAACAGGTATGTATCCACCCATTCCATAGTCTGGGATATTTGCAGGGATTGGTGCCTTTGAAGGATCTCTTGTCATCTCTTTTCTTTCTATGGTGATCAAAGGAATCTTCAATAAACCTTCAGAGTCTCTAAGGGTAAGATCGTTTTTAACTTGAAAAGTTCTTTCTGCCCCAACCCATATAATAGGAGTAGGTGCGAATCCTTTATTTGTACTGCTATGTAAATTTAATCTTGTAATGTAATCATACATTGCAATGTCAATAGTCTCAATTGTAGATGGCTGAAACTCAAGCCCTTGTCTATTACTCGCCATTGAAAATTCCCTCTCTTGCTCTGACACATTTAGCACTAATCTCTAATCTATGCTCTATTTGTCCATAAAGTCTTTTAGGTTCCATTAGGGTAACTATCTGATAATGCAAGTCTCCGTATAATACAAAGTCCCCTTCTCTGACATATAAGTTTTGATCTTCTGTTAGTCTTCTTTTATGAAAGTGAACAGTAATGCTAGATTGTTTATCAATACCAATCTTTTCTGTATATGCCGATTGTATTCCTTCCCACTCAATTAATGCATGTACTCTAATAGGAGGAAGAAAGTTCTTTTCTATCGCTTCCCCATAGATTGGGTGAAAGTCTGTCGTGTCATAATCAATAGGATAATATGCAATGGTTTGTCCAATGACTCTTTCGATGATTTCATCATTGACTTGCTTTACAAGATCACGTTCTTTCTTCCCTGTGAACATGGGAGGAGGAGGTGCTGTTGGTTGTGTCCATTTATTATCTTTTTTTGACATCTATTTACCCCACAAATATCGTTAACGGAATCGCTTTCATAAGTGCTCCGGCATTTTCAACAAAGTTCTTGTCATCTTCTGCCAGTTTAGTATATGTCAGTTCATCTAACAGTTTAATCAATTCATCTCTGAGAGAATTTTGTTCGTCTTTTGCTTGAGACAGCAAGTCTCCACCGTTGAGGTTTACAGTTTCACCCGGAATCGGAATTGCGTTTCCGAACTTTGAACGAACTTGTCCTAATGTTTCTTTCGATAATGCCAAAGCATATCTTCTAATCCATTGCTTACCCATAGAGTTAATATTCACATATGGAATATTCTCGAATGGGAGTGTGTTCATGTTATTGACACCTTTGATTCCGATGTCTGGTGATTCTTGCATATATGGATCTTGAGGTATGGTAAACTCAAACCAATATTTGTCCGCAGTTACATTATTAGGAGTTGGAAATAATCTAAGAAGGTTGTTTCTTAATTCATAGGAGAAATGTGAGTTTCTGGTATAGATTGCATCTTCAAACATTGCTGCTTGCAACTTATTTTGCCACGTAGGGATAACTTCAAATGTAGAGTCATCCGAATATTGTCCATAGTTTGAAAGGTTTCCTACTGCGTTTAATCCGCCGTAGTATCCATAAAACCTCCACATAGAGTTTGGAGTCTTGTAATATACTTTTCTTACTTCTACTTTCTTGTTTCCTACCATTCCTGCCCATGGAACACTATTCCCAGAGCCATCATCTAGCCCAGTAACCGATGCGGCAGACAATATAGTTTGAAGGTTGTAGTCTTGCTGATTTGCTACAGTACTAAAAGAAGCAGAATAGATTGGGACATTACCTCCAACTCCTGCATCCACACCAACACCATCAGAAATGCGTCTAGCGTACGCAAATTCAAAGCGTGGGAACCTTTGTTGAACTCCGGTACCTGATAGACTGGTTTTTAAATCGCTGTCCTTCAGTGTCCCATCAGAGTCAAAAGAACCTGTGGTTGTTCCAAACAAATCTGAAAGCACATTCTTTGCTTGGTGACTATTAATAATATAAGAGTACTCAAGTACTGCTTCTTCATAATTGGCATATACATTGCCTTCTGTTATTTCAATATCAAGTACATCCCCACCTAACTTTTTATAGGTGTAAGCCACTTGATCTGCGGCTCCTGATAGAAAATCATCCTCTGATTCATATACCCCTAAAGGTAAGGTAGCAGCAACAGCAGTTGTATCTCCAGTAGACGGTAATACAATTACAGATGTTTGCTGCTTAGGCGTAAGCGTAGGCTTTGACATTTAAAGTCCCTCCATTCACTATAAATAGTAAGTCAGGGGAGAAAAGATTATTCTTTATCTGCAGCCTTTTTCGATGATGCCTTCTTC